TCCCTCCTCCTCTGGTTCCTCCTTCACATCCTCAAGCTTGGCTTCGGCCTCACGCTTCTTGCGACGCTCCTCAATCTCTGCGGCGACGATGGCGTCAGCCTCCTTGACAAGCTCCTCCATGGGGGTATCAGGCTTCTCCTTCTTGAGACGCTCAAGAACCTCGGCGGGGTGAGAAATGGGCGCCTCATCGGGCTTGGTGTAAAACTTAGAGTTCTCATCACCAGGGGTGAGCGAATTCTTCATCATCGCCTCCTTGCGCTCGTTGAACATACGAGTCGCCTGCGACTGGTTCTCCTTGTACCCAGTCATAATCTCTTCGAGCTTCTCGTTGGTGTAGTGAACATCCTCAATCTTCGTAGGGTCGGGTGGAATGAGAAGCCACTTGTACATGTCTACGACATAGATGTCAAAGGTAGGGTCTTCCCTCTGAAGACGCTTGGCATGGTTCGCCGCCTCGTCGCGAGTCGCGAAAGCACCACGAATCTTGATACCGAACTTGTCATTCTTCTGGGGCGCCTCGGGTCCAATGACCGAGAGGCAAGCGTAGATTTGTCCAGGTACGGTGGTGTAGTCAGTTTCGAGAGACATTATGACTATTTTAGTAGTTAAAACTTTAAGCCAATGTTAATGTAACATGCATCCATTTTGGGATAAGCAACCAGTACCACGTGAAGGGGTGGGTTCAGGTGAAATCGAAGACACGCGTGAAACCTCAAAGAAGACGACAAAACTTCCAGAAGGTTTTGTATGGTCATCATGTAGTCTTAAAGAAGCTTGTACCTTCCTAAACGCATACTACGTTGGAAATGACACATTCCGTATGGGATACACCACAGATAATCTAAAGTGGTCAGTGAATGATAGTGCAGCTATTCGTAAACAGGATACGAATGAACTTGTTGGGTACATATCGAGTGCCCCAGTGACTATGAATGTCGAAGCAAAGTCAGTGGATATGGTACAGATTTCATATCTATGTGTTCACAAGGACTATAGGAGTATGAATTTTGCCCCGATACTCATCACTGAAATTAAGCGTCGTGCCAATAGGAAGGATGTGTGGCAAGCGATTTACACCGCACAGACTAAGATTCCTACACCGATAACCAAGGCACACTATTGGCATCGTTTCCTAAATGTTAAGCGTCTAGTGCAGACTGGATTTCACCAGACAAACAGACTTCGTGAAAGTTACTATGAAGTGCGGGGACCATGCAAGTGTCTATGGAGGAAGATGACACCTGAGGATGTACCCAAAGTGACTCGTCTTCTTCAAGAACACATGTCAAAGTTCAAGGTGGCACCAGTCATAGATGAGACCTATGTGAAGACATGGCTTCTCCCAATTCATTCGTACGTGAATGATGTGACGGATGACTTCATTTCATTTTATGATGTGTTGTACGACCGCGTCGATGGTACAGATAGTGTCAGGCAGGTGTACAAGTTTCACATCGCGGGTGACGTCTACAATGATGCTTTCCTCCTCGCGAAGAATTTGGGATACGATGTTTTCAACATCCTAGACGTGGGGGTTGACACGGAGTCGTTGGAAAAGTTGAAATTTCTTAAAGGAAATGGATTCGTGTATTACTATTTGTGGAACTGGAACCTTAGTGAGCGCGTCGAGCCTAAAGAAATCAATCATATCATCCCATAATGAAGACAGGAGGTACAGGAGGTGCGAACACCAACGCGAGTGGAAAACCCTTTGAAGAGTGTTTTCGACCCACTGGAACACATGACATTGGTGGTACACAATTTACGTATATTCATCAAGACCAGTTTGTCGAGTTCATGAAAGACCTCAAAGACCCACAGTGGGAACATAAGAAGAAGCCTGATGGCGCTTTCATCAGTGATGACAAGAAGACACTTTTCATCATCGAGTGTAAGCATCAGATTGTCACAGGTTCTGTCGACGAAAAGCTTCGTGCGGGACCATGCCTGCTCGAAGAGTACAAGCAATTGTACCCTAGTGTGGAGAATGTGCATCTCATGTTCATCGTAAACCACTGGTGGTTCAAACAAAAAAAGTATCAAATTCCTATCGCGTTCAACGAAAAATTTGGGATTCCAGTATTTTTCGCGAAACAGGTTGGAGCCAAATGGAGGATTCATATTCAGAAAAATAATGATAAATGGACGATTTACCCAGCTTTTTATGGTGTCGATGAAGAGGCTATTTTTGAGTGGATGACGAAACAAGTACTTCAGTCGTCATAGACTCAGGTTTCTTAGAATGTATCGCGCGCCTTGCCTGTATTTCCATAATGTTGTAATCAGAAAATGACCTTGTCACTAAATCAACCTTCGCGTTACTCATGACAAAGTTGGCTCCCGAAGTCTTAGTCAATTCAAATAAATCCTCGTGGTCTTTCAATCCGAAGCCATCTTTTGTGTACCCCACGAAAGATGTTTTCGTCTCTGGTGCGTAGGGTGGGTCAAGGTACACGAAGTCACCCTTGCCCACATTCTTGAATGCCTCCCTAAAGTCGCATTGCCTAAACTCCACATCCCTAATGAGTTCGCTCACATCCATGAGTTCGTTAAGTGTCATGAGTGTAGGCGTCGTCTTATAGTGACCATAGGGTACGTTGAACCCATTTGGTCCCTCGCGGTACACACCCCTGAAACAGGTCTTATTGAGGAACATAAACATCGCAGACCTTTCGGGTGTCTCCTCCTTCTTGGTGTTGAATTTTTGACGAGTCCAGTAGTAGTAATTTTCCTTGGACTGTTTCGCTTCCGATAGCGTCTTTGGTGTGCGATTGACCTCTGTACCTGTACACGAATCATATTCTGTGAACAGTTTCTTGAGATGCTTGTGTACAACCTCTGGACAGAGTTGAATGTTTTTATACAATTCAATGAGAGACTTGTTAAGGTCGTATGCACACACTTTACCCGTGACCAGTCTCTTTGAGAGGATACTCAAGAGAACACTCCCCCCACCAACGAACACTTCATGATAATTTTCGATTTTTGTAGGAAATGAACCTAAGACATCACTCATAATTTGTGATTTACCACCAATCCATTTGATGAAAGGTTTCATGTTTTGATTTCACATTAAAGTTTTAACCTCATCATCAGATATGGAAGAGATTCGAAAGAACCACAACGACGCCAAGAGAGAGTTGATACAATCCGTGACACAGAAGGGGTATCACATTCTCGATGTCGGGTGTGGCTTCGGGGGTGACCTTCAAAAATGGCACAAGTGTGGAGCAAACATAAACATGTGTGACCCAGTTCCAGAGGCACTTGAAGAGGCGCGGTCTCGAGCCAAGAACATGCACATGCGTGTCAACTTCTACGAGGGTGACATTCACAAGTGTCCAAACAGAAAGTTTGATGTTGTATGTTTCAACTTTTCACTTCACTACATCTTCGCCTCGAAGGAACTTTTCTTCAGTTCGATACGTGAAATCAAGAAACGAATGAAAAATGGTGGCACCTTCATAGGCATCATACCAGATTCTGAAAAGATATTTTTCAAAACACCCTATCAAGACGAGAGTGGAAACTTTTTCAAAATGCGTGACCATGGGAATGGGGGATTCGGAGAGAAGTTGTGGGTAAACTTGGTGGACACACCATACTATGCGGATGGACCCAAACCCGAACCAGTGGCATACAAAGACCACCTAGTAACCCACCTGGAAGACATGGGTTTTAGACTACACCTTTGGGAGGGGCTAACGGGGAATCCCATCTCAGAGTTGTATAGTAAATTTATCTTTGTTTATAACAGATGATTGTTTTGGCTTTACTCATCCTCGCCAACTTGTGGCTTCTCCAGCAGACCCAGCAACCTCGGGAACTTGTGGAGGTCAAAGAAAAGTACAAAGTTCTCAGGGAACACCTAAAGGAGACCAAGAGTGAGAAGTATCGCATGCTGTACCGCTGCATCCCAATCACGGGTATGAAACGAATGGAGGGTTCGGTGGGTTCGAACACGAACAAGGGTGGTGAGATTGTCGTGTGCTTGGATGGTAACACCAATGAAATCTTCCATGTCCTAATTCATGAACTGGCACATTGCACAGTTAAGGAGTATTCACACTCTCAACAATTTTGGGACAACTACATCGAACTTCGTAACATCTGTGTAGAGTTGGGCATCTACCAACAGATACCAGATAAGACCAAGTTCTGTGGTCAGCACATTCAGGATAAATAATCTCTGTCTACTTTAAATGAAAACACCCCTGAGTTTTTTGTTGCTGGCTATCGCCTACTGGATAGCCATCTACGGTGTAACACTCGTTCCCCAGCAGGTGGATAACTACTATGTCAACCTGATTTGGTTGACCCTCGTCATTCCCAACGTCCTGCGTCTCGTCGTTGGAAGCATCCCACGCCTGGCGGTCGACCGCCTCTTTTTCCTATCGACGACCCTGATTGCCTTACTTCTGACCTTCGCCATCAACACACTTTCGAAGGAGACGAAGGAGGGTATTAAGAGTTCTACTGCTGACAAAAGTAAGAAACTGAAGACGAGCTTCTTACTCATGGGGACATTCGCAGCTGGTGCGTTGATTACGTATTATGCGGGTATCGATACCTCAATCTATAGCAATATGGGTTGGGAAAGGCCTGTTTAAGGCTTGACGATGTAATCCTTGATAAAGTAGAAAACAATCGCCGCCACGCCACCAGTGGCAGCGAGACCAACCATGCTCCTACCCCCTTGTTCGTTAAGGAACTTGGGGATAGAAGTCGCCAGACGGTCTTGCACGGGCTTGCTCACAGCCGCCGCAGCACACACACCCGCGATGAGGGCAACGAGCTGGTCGTCGGTGAGGTTGAGGGGGTTCTTCTTGGCAGGCTCCTGCGCCTGTTGAGGGGAAGGGTACGCACCCTGGGGGTGAGGTGCCGTCATCTGGGGCATCATACCCTGCATCTTAGGCTCGTCGGTCATCAT